GGTTCTCGGCCGACGGAGCGATGTGGCCGTAGATGTGCTCCCCGAAGGGATCGACCGCGGGACAGACGACCTCGATGTCGTCGGCCGTCTTGATCGTCACGTCGGGCACCATCAGATGCACCTTGACCGCGTCGGTGTCGTAGAGGCCGTAGAGCACCGACAGACGACGGGTCTCCTCTTCTCTCGGTGCGACGTTTCCCTGGTTCCCTCGACGGTCCTCGACGTACTGACCGGCTCCGAGGATCGAGCGCGGGTCGCCCCAGAACACGCGGATGAGGTCGAAGGGGACCAGCTTTCGCCCCCCGGGTTCGAGCCCGCCGAGGTAGTCCTGGCCGTCCCAGACGAACCGGTTCTTGGGCAAGGAGCCGTTCACCCGCTCGATGTGGTTCTCGTTGGTCTCGCGCTCGTAGTGGAGTTCCCCGTAGGTGCCGTTGTAGACGAGCGAGAAGTTGTCCTCCGCGCTCAAGGTGGGGGAGGAACTGCCGTTGAGGAGCGTCATGGGCCGATGCTATCGCCATAGCCCTTGACAAGGAAGGATTCGGGTTGTACCCCCGACTCAGGTCTTTTCGTACCAGATGTTGACGAGGGTGCCCGCGGCGCCGGTGGCCACGGCCTCGAGCACCACGCCGTAGTTCAGACCCGCCGCGGCGACGGTGGTGCCGGCGTCGGCCAGGAGGCCGGCCGTAGCGGCGCTCCGGATGAGGCGGTGCCCGACGACGGTGGGCGTGACCGAGTTGTCGACCAGGGCACGGCATTGTCCGTGCGTACAGAGTTGTCCCGTCCCACCGCTGGCGGGAATGGACGTCGAGCCCGGGGAGGGTCCGGCGACGACCGGGCCGATGTCGAGCGGCGCGGTGGTAGCCACCGTCGAAGTGGGTGCGACGGCGAATACCGCGGTGGTAACCCCGGTGATCGGGGTCACGGCCGCGCAGAGAGTGCCCTGCGGGATGACCGAGGCAGTTTGGTTGACCGCGTCTTGAGTGACAGGACCCGATGCGAGGGGAGTCTCGCCCCCGGCTCCGATGATGTTGGTCAGTTGTGCTTGGGGCATCGGTTCTCCCTATGCGCTCAGGTTGGTGAAGCGGCCTTGACGGCTGATGTTTCCACAGGTCAGGTTGCCGGCCCACAGCAACAGGGCGGTCATGGCGTCCTGGTTGACCGGGGTCTGGAAATCCTGCAGCTTGAAGTTCGCCATCTCCGAGACGATCAGCTCGAAGTAGTCCTCGTTCAAGAAGTACGGGCCTCCGAGAAGGGCGGTCGTCCCGACGTGAGAGTCGGTGACCCACGGCACGCCGTTGAACAGAAGGTTCTCGAAACCGGACTGCGCCAGTTGGATGTCCTTGCCCCCCGGCTGGACCGGGAACTGCTGGGGGGTCAGGTTGAGGTTCCAATACCTCGAGTAGTTCGCGTTGTTCGAGACAATGATCGTGGGCGAGCGGCCACCGGACGTGCAGTTCATAAACAGCGCGTTGAGCGCCGCGTTCGACATCGTCGCCGTAGACGAGTCGATCTGCGCGTTCCACCATGTATTCGCCGCGTGGGAGATGGTGGCGTAGGTCGCCTGCACCGACCCGTTGTCGACGACCTCGACCAGGCCGTCCATCAACAGGGCGTTGGACCCGTCAGCGAAGAGGCCCAGACCGAGGTTGTCGAAGAGGTCCATCTCGGCCTGCTTGAACTGGGTCGCGATGTAGTCGACGATGGAGTCCGCCCCGTCGGTACGGAGCAACGTCAGGCCGTCGACGGTGACCGCCGAGTACGCCTGCTTCCACGCCAGCGCGCCGTTCTGGATCGAGTCGGTCGGTTGCACGTTGAGCATCTGGTAGCCGGTGTACCAACCACCCGCCGCCATGCGCGTGAACATCAAGGGGACCTCGATCTGGTAGCCGCCCTTGATGACAATCTTGTTCATCTTGTTCCAGCGCGCGAACAGCACGTTGGAGCCGTAGACGTTGTCGACGATGCGCGGGATGATGTACCGCCGAGCAATCGCCGTAACTGTGTTGGTCCCAACCGAAGTTACGGCCACGTCAGCACTCCTTTGTCAGGACTCAGAGGATGTTCTGTTCGATCAACCACTTTGTCGCTTGTTGTCTCGCTTCCCGATCCGTCGTCGCGATCGGCTCGGATGCCTGTCTCGGCGCCGCCCCCGAACTCCCGGCCAAGCCGGCGAGCTTTCCCTTGCGGGCCTTGCGCTCGGAAGCTTTGACCTGGGCCGGTGATGGTTCACCAAGAGCCTTTGCACGAAACTCTGGGTGGTCGAGATAAGCGATGTCAAGGGCCTTGAGCACCGCATCGGGGCCGCTGCGCGTCCGCGCCAGCCCGTCGACGATGTCGAGCGCGACGGCATGGAGACGGACGGTGTCGATCTCGCCCTCGGTCAGCTCGGGATGGTTGGTGCGAAACGTCGTGAGCGCAGAGGTCACGTCGCCTTGGAGCCTGGTCTTGGTCTGGTCCTGCAGGGTCCGGTTCTGCAGGTCGGCCACCGAGCGCAGCGCCTTGTTCTGCTCGACCATCTGGCGCCAGATGAACGCGTCGCGCGGGTCGTCCATATCCAAGAAGTCGGGCGGGACCGGCTCGGGCTCGGGCTCGGGCTCAGGTGCCGGTTCTTGGGTGGCGAGGCGGCGGGCCTGGCGGATCTCGTCAAGTGCGACCGGGGTGCCGTCGACGATGACGTACTCGCGCCCGTCGACGCTGAAATACGGGGACTGAGCGACCGGCTCGGCCGGCTCTGCTACCGGCTCAGATTCGGGTTCTGGCTCGGGAGCCTCTTCCTCTTGGTCGGGTTCCTCGTCGGGTTCCTCGTCGGGTTCGTCCTGAGCAACAACCTCGTCAGGCAGGCCGAACTGGTCACGCAAGCGTGACACCATCTCCTCGGCCTGCTCTCTCTCGGCATCGGTGAGGTCGATTCCAAGACCGAGTTCAGAGGCCAGGGCCTCGGGCTCCTCGAGTTGTGCCTCCTCATCGGGGGAGGAGGATAGGTCGGTCATGCCTTGCCTTTCCCACAGGGGACCGACCCGCCACCCCAACAGCGTCTCGGGCCGATGGTCATGCGGTGGCCCCCGCCATCATGCGGCGGATCTCGTCGCCGTTGTTCGCCCGCGGGTTGAGACCCTGCGACGGTCCCGGTCCCATCGTCGGAGCGCCCTGAGTGGGCATGGCGGGGTTAGCCGGCGCGCCCCCGGGAGGACCTCCCGGCATCCCGGCCGGCCCAATCCCCGGTCCCGGCCGAGCCCCCCCTGGTGCGCCGGGAGGCCCACCGGGTTGCTGTGCGGACCCGCCTGCGGGCGCGCGCGCCTTGGCCACGACGGCCTGCGCCAGCTTCATGCAGAAAACGGGGTCGGCGTCGGGCAGGGTCGCCAGGCGCATCGCGTCGGACGCGAGCGTCTGCAACCCGTCGGTGAACGATTGCGGGCCGCTTGCCATCTACTTGCGCGTCCGGCGCGCTGGCATCCGAGCACTATTTCGGGTGCCGATGCCTCGCATCTGGCCGTGCCGCAGAGCCGTGTCCGCGCCGACGGTGCCACCTATGTACCCACCTACCCGGGGATCGACAGGTGCCCTACGGGCGGCATTGACCTGCTGCGGCGGCTGCGGCATCTCAGGTGGGCTTGACGTCCATCGGCGGATGCGCGATGCGCCGCTCGATGTCGACGTCCGAGCCGTAGGCGTCAGAGTCGGTCTGACCCTGCATCTGCACGTTCGTCTTGCCGCCCTTGCCCATGTAGTTGCTGGCGGCTCGGTTGACCGGGGTTGTGGCCATGTTGCTCCTTTCGTGCTACTGGGGCCTGACAATCATCCAGGGAGAGACCGACAGACCCCAACAGCACGGACGGAGGGAGTGTGATCCCGATTGGCCTCAAAGCCTGGTCCCTCCGTCAGTACCGGCTACGGGCTACTTGCGGTGCCCGCGGCGACCACCCCTCTTGTGACGAGCCATCTGGAATCACCTCCTTTGTGTGCGGAGCCCTCGGGCTTGCCGAGTCTCTCCTAACGCGATCTATGCGGGTGTCGCCTCCGGTGTCGGTGGCGTATCTGTGGGGACCTCGGCCGGTGGTGCCTCCTCGGCCGGTGGCGTGACGGCCACCGTGGAGAGGACGGTCTGACCGCTGTCGTCGGTCAGCACCGCGGAATCGAGAACATGGCCCTTGGCCTCGACGGCGGCGACGATGTCGTCGGCAAGTGCTTGGCTGTCGTCGACCGTGTCGTGGCCGACGATATGCAGGTTCCAGGTCATTGTTACCTCCGCTTGGAAGATCGACGGGCGCCGAAGCGGCGGTGTCCGCGGCTACGGCCTCCCCGGGACGGGGTCTTGTAGATGAGCGACTTGAATCCGGCCACTACCGGCCTCGAGGCTTGACGCTTGGACGCGGCGGGCGGGCGTTAGAGGTATGGCGGTGACCGCCGAACATGCCACCCTTGTTGTGGGTGCGGAGCTTGCCGTGCTTGCCTCGTCTTGCCATCCCTACCTCCTCAGTCGCAACCGAAATCGTCGCGGGGGTTGCGGATCTCCGAAACGTGCTTGCTGGCCTGACACCCGTCGTCGTCGCCCTTGAGATCGAACTCGATCCCGTCGGGGTAGCGCGGATAGGCGCGATGACCGTCCGCGGTGCGGAGCATGTAGGCGACGTTGTCGGTCGTGGCCTCGTGGTCGGCCAGAGCCCTCGAGGATCGCGGCGAGGTTGACGGCATGGCCTGAGCCTTACAGCGCCGAACGCCTGGCCGCAAGGGCCTTCCGGCGTATGTAGCGGGCTTGGATCATCCGCCGTTCCTTCTCTGTCGTCCCCCCCCAGACCCCCATCTCGTGATGCTCGAGCGCCGCGTCGAGACACTGGGCACGGACGAAGCAGGAGGCACAGATTCTCTTGGCGGGCTCCGCGGCGCGGTGCCCGAGCTTGGGGTCGGGGAAGAACACCGAGCGGTCCTCGAGATTCCGGCACGCCCCGTAGGACTTCCAGGTGGTCACGCGAGAAAGCCCCCGAGCTGGACGAGCCACGATCCCGGGGGCCTTCTCTCAGCGACCACGAGCGAAGCCCGAGGCTGTCGACGGGACTTCCCAAGGCGCCGACACTTGACAGCGTACTTGAGTGGTGTCACTACTAGGGACCCCCGCCACCAGGACTTCCCAAGCCCCGGCGACGGCAGCAGGAGCGGTTCGGAAAAGCCGGGGAACGACTCGATAGAGACCCCCCGGGATCGCCGGTGCAATGTAGGGCCGCTCCCCGGTGAGCCGGTCATTTTCGCAGGCAGAGCGCCTAAAGCGGGGTCAGTTGTTGTCCAGATGAACAGAGCCTTTAGCCCGTACTGCCTCTCGGCGCTCCCGCCTCGCTCCGCTCGTTGTGGTGCTCGGCCCTGGCGGGCCTGCGCGTCGGTGCCAATGCCTGTCATCGGATTCGGGTGATTCGGCTCGGTTTAGGGAGATGTCGAACTACACGCACCCAAGAAGGCGGGACGGAGTTCGAGTTCACCCACGGTTTCCTGACCCGGGCGTGCGTGACAGGGGCAGACTCGTGAGGACGACGGACCTTGCGCCGTGTACGTCGGAGGTCGGCAATCACATAGCGGGTGACGATCCCGAGGTTTTCCCCAGTCATCTTCTGCGCGGTGTGGACGAACCCATGACACTGTTCACAGAGGGTGATGAGGTCCTCTTGCAGTTCGTGGCCGAGCCGCTCGTAGGTCAGGTGATGGACGTGGAGCGTCCTGCGTGAGTGGCAAGCCTGGCAACGATGGCGGTCGCGCTCGAGGATGGTGAGCCGGATCTTGTACCACTCGTCCGACTGCATGTAGGTCGAGTAGTCCACTTGTTGCACAACCCTCAATGCGGGTGCCCGGTGCCCGGGCCTCTGGCCTGACTCTTTGCTTGAGCCTGCGCCGCGGCTTGGGCTTGGGCCTGCTCCGCGAGACGCTGGACGACGTCCTGCCAGTTGGGCCAGGCGTGGGCTTGGAGAACCGCCTGCGCGTCGATGGCGTGCATGGCAAAGAGGGCGTCGGCCTCCGCGATCCGCGCCTGTCGAGACGTCGGAGCCGCCGAGCCGCATTTCACGACGAGGGAGAACTTGAGGGGCTCAGAGACGATCTTGCCGTCGGTGTTGTACTTGGGCATGTAGAAGTGGTTCGCGGCGAGGCGGATTGCGGTGTCGGTTCCGTCGTCCCCGACGATGGCCACAACCCTTGGGGCGTCGTAGTTCTGGACGATGAGGTTGGCGACGAGTTCACCGATCCGAGACAGGGTCCGTTCGAGGTTCCGTAGAGCAGACCGGATGCGGACGAATCCGGCCTCTTGGGTGGCTTGGACGGTCTGCTGGGCTGGACGCCCGCTTTGGGGTTGGCCCTTCTGGGGACCGCTGAGTCCACTGATGTTCTCCATTCTCCCGATCCAGAACTGCACCGTGTTGAGCACGAACTGGGGTAGCTCGGGCGGGGTGAGCCACCGCGGGCCCCCTCCGGCGTTGGCGGCAGACGCGTTGATCGAGACCCGCTGACCCGGGCGGTTCATTACCTGCGTGCGCTCCGTACCTCCCCCGGCGATGTCCATGAACACCGGGTTACCGATCAGCTCGGCGTTTCCTTGGACCGAGGAGAGGAGCCGGTCGATGGCGATCTGACAAGGTGCCAGGTGTGACGTGATGGGAGTCGGCCAGAACTCTCC